ATTAGTAGCATTAAAGAAGGTAGTGAAGAAACTATCGAAGGTGCTATGCAATTAGTTACTAAATGTATTACTAGCATATTCGATGATAACGGTGTGTATGACGCTAAGAATGAGACAAAGAAGTCCTTAACAGATTTTGTTGAGTCTTTAAACAACGAACAGTTTATCAAATTGTCTGATTTCTTTTCTGAATCACCTGCATTAACATACGATATGGATTTTACATGCACTAAGTGTGGTGCAAAGAATAGCCAGGAGCTTAGAGGTCTTCAAAGTTTTTTTACGTAGGCCTCTCTCATGATAGCTTAGTTAATCATTATAAGACTAACTTTGCTATGATTCAGCACCATAACTGGAGCTTGACTGAACTTGATCGGATGATGCCTTGGGAGCGTGAGATATACGTAACACTATTAGGCGACTGGATTAAAGAAGAAAACGAAAGAATTAAGAAAGAACAACAAAGGAATCGATAATGGAAGAAGAAATTAAAAACCTAGATCATCCAGCCGATACCAACGGTGATGGTAAAGTATCTGACGAAGAACATGATATGTATCTTGATGCAAAGCGTAAAGAGCTTGAAGATGCAGATGCAATGCGTGATGCTCAAAGAAACATGACATGGTTTGCATTGTTTGGATTAATACTATATCCATTTGCAGTTGTTGTAGCATCACTTGTAGGGCTTGATGAAGCGGCCAAGACTTTAGGGTCTATGGCACCTACATATTTTGTTGCAGTTGCTGGTATTGTTGCAGCGTTCTTTGGCACTCAGGCAATGGGTAAAAAATAAGGATAAGACATGGCAGAAGATAGCGGATTGACCCCAAATGGTTCTAATACACAAGAAAGAACACTCCTTGATGTTGTAAACGAGTTAAAAGTGCTTAATTCTGCTACTGCAGTTGCTCAAGATTCTGCAACATATACTCAAGATATAAGAGATTATGTCACAAGCCAAGGTGATAATCTATCATCTAAGCAGCTAAGTGCAATAGAAGATTTAATTAATGCAATGCAAGCTGGCGAATTAGATCAAATGGAAATGGATAATGAACGTATCGCAAGAAACGAAGAGCGTAACGATCTATTAGAATCTATTGCCAAGTATACTAGCTTAAGTCTTGATCAATTGCGTGAAGAATTTGGTGGTAAAGATCGTGGTGTTATCATGGGAATGCTTATAAATGCAGCCATTAGAGGTGCAATTATCGGTGTGATGAAAGGTATCTATGATTCATATAAGTTTTTAGGCAAAGGTTTTCTTGCTGTAGGTAAGGGTATTGGTAAGTTCTTAAGACTTGATAAGTTCTATAAGGCAATGTCAACATCAGTATCTAGTGCCATGAAGTCTGCTGTTGCAAACATTAAAGGTATGTTTGGCGGTGGTGGTAAGCCCGGCATGATGGGTAAAATGATTGCTAGTTTAAAGGCTGGTATTACTAAAATGATGCCGTTCTTAAAGGATTTATTTAAGCTAACAAAGACTATAGCAACTAATGTTAAAGCTATAACCATTGGTGTTGGTGGTTTCTTTGCAGGAGCGATGGGATCTCTTAAAGCTCTTACGAATCTAAACTTTAAGCCTACAATGTTGTCTAAACCATTCATTGCTGCATCTAAGTTAATGGGTAGATTCTTTGCTCCTTTAAAAGACTTCACACAATTGTTTGGTAAAGTATTCGAGCCAATGATTAAAAACTTAAACGCTGCAGGCAAATCAACAAAGAGTGCATCTAAAGGCGTACAGACACTAGGTAGTACTATAGTTAACTTCTTTAAAGCACTCAAACCTGTTAAAACTGCATTTGGTATACTTGGTAAGGTAGGGGCAGCATTCTCTGGTATTGGTAGAGTATTTGGTAGATTGTTCTTGCCAATTACTATCATCATGGGTATCTTTGATGGTCTCAAAGGTGCAACCAAAGAGATGGACAAGTATAAAGACGCTGGATTCTTCTCTAAGTTATTTGCAGGTACTATGGGATTCTTGAGCGGTGTGCTTCAAGGTCTTATTGGTATACCACTTGATCTATTAAAAAGTCTTGTTGGTTGGATTGCAGGTAAGCTTGGCTTCGAAGGTGTTCAAGAATTCTTAAGTAACTTCTCATTTGCTGATAGTATCGGTCAATTGTTTAGTGCTATTATCGGTGGTGTTATGGGATTTGTGCAAAGTATCAAAGATACTATTGCTGATATCGGTGTTGCCGGTATGGTGCAGAACCTAGCGCTTAGTCTGCTAAAGATATTTAAAAAGATTATCTTATTTCCATCTGCTGTTGCGGCAGGTGCAGTTCGTGGATTAGCCGCAGCATGGCCAGGTGGTAAGACTCCTGGCGAAGCTTTCATGGAAGGATTCAATAAAGTATTTACTATGGGTGATGCATCAATTGATTCAATGAAAGTTCAAGGTGATGGTATGAATGAATCTGGCGAAGAAATCAAATCAAAATCAGAAGAGAATGCATCAGGACAGGCAAGTCTGGCTTCAAGAGCTGCTGATACTGCTGGATCAGTAATTGACGCCTCTAAAAATGCTGTTACTAACGTTGGTGAGACTATTATCAACACAATATCACCTCATGATCGTACATCAGCTACGGTCGAAGGTCCTTATGGCTAATAAGAGATCTCAGGAATAAAAAAAGGGACCCCGAAGGATCCCTTGAGTGCCACACACTTTATCAGATATGCTCCAGACTGAACTGGTGTGGCCTTGTAGGCGGTATGGTATCAAAGCTTCCCGCTAAGCCCATACTCTTATTATTACATATTAGCCCTGTTGAGCTAGCTTATCGAAGTAAGACAATGTGTCTTCTTCTGCCTCATCGCTAGTGTCAAATGGAGCACTATCAGCCGCAGGCATTGATACAGCCTCTACTACAGGAGCAGATTGCATCATTGGAGCGGTATCGAGTGACGCATGTCCTGCATCAATTCCTAGCACTTTATTTAACTTAGCTTTAAGTTCATCATAAGACTTATAGTTTTTAGGATCAGTGAAGTCCGCTAAAGGGTATAGCTTAGTGTATACTTCTTCTAGTTGACCTTCATCACCGTTATACAGCGCTGCCGCTGCTGCAAACTCTGACTTATCATAGTTTACCCAACCTTCAACCTTTCTAATCTTAAGTTTGAAGTCAGCACCTTCCCAAAAATCATAAGGATTTACTGGTTGTTCATCTGCAAATTGTGGTTGCATTACATCCATGATTTTATCAAAGATCTTTTTACCGAATTTGTATAGGAATACCTTTCCTTCGTTTTGCGGGTTAGCAGGATCAGATACTACTAAGATGTTTGACGCATAGTGTAAACGTCTTTTCCTATCCCTTGCTGTAGCCTTATCCTCATCACGACCAGAATTCCACAGTACTGAATTTGCTTCAGATACTGGATCATCTTGACCGATAGTGGTTAAGCTGTTTTCGATATACCATAGACCAGTAGGACCTTTAAAACCATGATCCCAATACCTTACCCAAGGAAGATCTTCACCTTCTTTAGCTGGTAGGAATCTGATTACGGCATAACCGTTTCCTGCTTTATCTCTGGTTGGTTTCCAAAACCTATCATCGTCGTAAGACTTTGTTTCGGTTTTAGTAGACACAGCTTCCGCTGCTTTAACGAGTTTGTCGATTGACGAGCCTCGTGAGCTCTTTAGATTTGCAAATGACATATATTTTCTCCGTATTGCATTGTATTAAGACGTAATTGTCTTTTCTATTTTTATTTCTGAAATATCCACTTTATTCATAATGTATATTATAACACATTCGTGTTAGTTTGTAAACCCTTTTGTTAATAAATTTAAACATTTATCTCGATTAAAGTTTACGAATGGTTCATATTTCTCGATCTATTTTCTAGTATCAGGCCATATAATGGTATCTGATATGTTCTTAGATTCACGATCAATGAACTTAAATATAGCGTTAAGAATAACAACAGTCTCTAAACTAATCTCTTCTCGCAGCCATAACTTTACAACAAGAGGATGCGCATTATCACTTGCTTTAAACAAGTAATCAAATGGAACATTCTCTTCTGTTAATCTATTTATATCAATTGAAAACACACGATGGATGCTTTCTTGAATTCTTTTATAGTCTTTATAATTTTGATCAGCTTCTTCATCCATCATATCACCAACATATTTTTCTGTATTGATGAATTGTGATATATAAAAGTCTTTTAGTTCTCCGTTATACTTCTTGGCCAGTTTGGCAAAGAAATACTTATCCTTCCGCTTAAAGAAAGAGCTAGGTGTAACGTTAGACTTAAAATTATATTTAACTGCATCATAGCTAGACTCGAAGTGCAGCTTTAATGCGTTATACAACATATAAGATTCAAACGGATCACTCATTAAGACATTACACCTTCATATAACGCTTCGACATCTTCAAGCTCACCTACGATTTCCGCTAGGTTTTGCTTATGATATATCTTAGCCATCTTACGCAAATGCTTTTTATCCACATCAACATCTTCACAGCACGATAAGATAGCTTCTTTAATAAAGTCCCTTTGTGCATCCATTAAAGTCATTGCATTAGTAATTTCAATAATACAGTCTTTAATTCGCTTGACATCAGCTGGTGATGATGGTATAATAACGTTACTCATAATATTCTCCTAAATAGGCAGTTTATTGCCTTTCTTTCCTCTGATTAAATTAAGTCTTATTGCTTCTGCTTCCATTTTATCCTTAAGAGGATCTGTCAATAACTTTTTCAAGTTAGTGTAATCCATACCTCTCTTCTCTATAATGTATGCTGCGGCATCTATATAAGACATGTTTCCTTTAGCAACTAATTGTTCTACGGCAGTTGAAAACCGTTTTCTCGTCATGATTTTTTGTTCTAGATCTATACTCATAATACCCTAAGTAGTATGCAATCGGCATTAATTCTACCATTAGGAACACTAACTTTTGTAGTTAATGTATCCCACACTTGTTTGTCGATTTGCTTTATTGTTTTACTCAAGATTAATGGAAGTATATCGTCTGGTTTTCTAAGCGTAGTCACCCTGCTCTTATCACTGATATTCTTAATGGTAGTACCACTTACCTCGAACCCTTTTGTAGATTCCGTTACATACTCAGTCAACTTCCTAGTCTTAGTATTGTATACAAATAGAACCTCCTTACCAGGAATCATAACAGGATTAATAGACATTATTTTTACATCAATATCTTCTACCTTATACTTAAGGTTTTTAATCTGCACATCAGAAGTTTTTGGCTTCTTGACCCTTGGAATTCTTGCTGCTTTAGTAGCAGTTTTTAGCTTATCTAAGTCTTCGAAGATAGTTTCCATTGTGGTTAACATCTTCTTTTGATTAGCCTTTGAAATGTGTGCAAAGGCTTCAACTGCTTGATCACACGTTTTATCGTATGCGTCTTTAATAGGTTGATACTCGAGGTTGACTGTATTTTTAAACATATTAAGCGTTGTGCCTTTTAAACCGTATTGCTTAAATAGTTTGTAAGCATCAAACTCTTGCTTATATTTACCGTTTAACCAGCCTTCAACAACCTCATCCCACTCAACCATGATAGTATCTAGTATTTTAGCTTTTTGTCTTTGTTGAATTGTAACAACAACTTTAGTCGCAGACTTTTCTTTAATCTCTTCTACAGTAACCAGAGCTTTTTCGTACAAGACTTTAAAGTCCTCAGCATAGTTTGCTAGTTCTTTTTCGTTGTACTCAAACCCTCTATAATGAATTTTAGCAGCTTTACCAAGTTTACCGGTAAGCTCCCAATCCTGCAATTTTTTAAGCGTTTTGAGTTGGTCTTTATCATAGCCAAACAGATCTTCAGCGAACTGCAGTACTGTAGGAACATAATCCTTTGCCTTATAAAAGTAATTATACCAATGCGCAGCTTTCGACCAAAGATTTTCTCTTCGTTCATTATCCTTAGTTTCGCCTGGTTGAAAGACTGGTTCAGGTCCCATATACTTATCGTCAATGGTTAACCTATTCTTTCTCATTTTTGTTCTTACTTTGTTATCTGCCATAATGCACTCCTTTCATAATATTGATATACATTATAACACACTTCTGCGCAAATGTAAACAGGCAGGACACATTATTTTCAATTGATAAGGAGTCTATTGTAATGTGCCCTGCCATAAACTTATACTCTCTCGTAATTTTTTATGCCTTGAACATAATTCTCAGCAGCGTTTTCCGCGAAGAGTTCGTTCTTACCTTTGTACCATTCGATGCCTAATGACTCTTCACCAATGTACATTCGAATTCCAAACGATGGTTTCTCACCAGCTGGCACCGCTGTTACTAGTTGTTTAAGTACATCAGCTTTACGATCTAGAGTTTGGTCAGTGTAAGTACTAAGTACCATATATTTATTTGACATCACCTTTCTCCCACATTTCTTTTAGTTTTACGTATGTTAGTACGCGGATTTGTTCACGATCTAGATCCGGATGTTTTTCTCGTAGCTCTTTACGAACCTTATGCTTTATGTCAGAGTCTCGAATCATGAGATACGCGCCTCCACATGTAAACACAAAGAATACTAATCCGACTAGGGTGAATATTGTTGTTAAAATTTCCATATTATTTTCCTATATGTTCCACATCTTTACGTGGAATCACCTGATATGCACCTTTATTATATGCTGGTGCAACTGTGAAATTCTTGGATTCTTCTGCTTTCCAAGAGGTGTCTTCAGGAGTCTCGTACCGAGAACTTCCTGTATAAGATGGATATTTATTGTTAAACTCTTCCATCTTTATTTCTGCAAAAGACTTTTCTGTCTTAAGCGGTTTGAATTCTTGTTTGACCTTACGTCTTGGAGTAAGTGCCTTCGTCTTTCTCTTACGACCGTGTTGATCGTATCTTATTGAACCTATGTAATTCATAGCAGTATATTACTCGGCGCTTCTAGTAATAGCTTTTCCAGAGGATCAGCCTCTGTTAACACGATTTTATCACCTACAGTATATTTACCACATGGGGATGTTCTATGATATTCACGTTGAACAAGACCGCTTTTATACGCTGTCTCAATGTATCCGTCTTGACCTGCAATATAGTCTACGCCTTTTGACCATTTTTCAACTGCTTGCTTACGCAAAACTTCTTGAACTTTCTCAGTGTATTGTGTCATATGAACTCCTACCTTTTTCTGCTAGCTTTACTAGCTCTTGTAACTTTTTATCCCATAGCTTTTTAAACTCAGGATTTTGTGCTGCATCACGAGCTTTCTGTAATGCAAATACCCTACGCATGATCAGACTAATCCCAGTCATTTTTCATTTCGTTGTATACATCCATATAAGAAGATCCCGCAATATAGTCTTGGGTTTCTTTTTCAGTGTAATACATGTTCTCTTCTTTAAAGCATTCCAATGAACCTGGAGCTTGGCGTGCTGCTTTCTTCATTGAAGCAGTTAGCCTTGGAGCTTTATACTTTGGTTTAGAGTAAATCTTGTTTACTGTCTTTTTAAATTCTTTTGTTTCGCGGGCTTTCTCTGCCGCGGCTTTGATCATTGCTAGTCTATCCATAATATTATTTCCTCGTTAATAGATATATTATAACACAGTGCACAGTGAATGTACACAGTTATTTTAATTAAATTTCTTCTACAGTAATTCTGTATTTTTTGCCATTGATGTCTGAACATTCAATGGTCTTTGTTGTTGTTTGCATCCAACCTTCTTCATGCAAGTCCATCTTGACTCGATCAACACTATCAATTAAACCATTAGAGTTATCAGAATCTACCTGAAGTCCAGGTTTAATAATAGTATGTGCGATGTAGTCACAGTACGCCATAGAAAAAGCCATTACGCCAAGTCCTCGTCTTCGTACTCGTTAGCATCAAAGTCCGCTGGATGGTCGAAACTTTCATCCATGACATAACCCATGGATTCCTCCATATCTGCCTGTTCGGCAGCATTTTGTGGTGGGAACAGACTAGCCCAATCTGCCGGCGTATGGCCGGAGATTAAGAACTCCCTCTGATCCACGGTCGCTTCAGGCATTGCATCCTGAATAAGAGCACCGCCTGCTTGCCACAGAGCAAATTGCTCTGGAGTAGCATTGACGCTCATGATGTTTTTTACACCAGTCATCGGACTTGTTTTTTCACATAAAATCATATTATTTCACCCATACTTTGTTATACTTTGACGGAAGATTCTCACATGAGAACTCGTCGTTCTTTGCGTAATTTACTACGTCAACACACTCATTGGCAGTGTTAGACCAATGTACATCTGGTATATCCACAGCCTCTATAAACGCGTTTACCATAAATCCTAGTACTGAACCATATAGTGCAGCAATAAAGAGTGGATGCATTTTGTCGTTTGGCTTTCGCATTACGCTACCTCCAACATTCCAAGAGGACAGTTCCAAAGTAGACCGTCGACTCTAACAACCGCTTTTGTTCTTTTAATCTTAGTCACTTCGCCGTGCGTGGTAATACCATCGTTATTTTCAAACTTAACTTTAGTACCAATAGAAAGTTTAGACTTAACACCTTGAGTTTTAATCGCTCTTAGTTGTTTTTGCTTAATTTTAATCAGTTCGATAACCTCATTCATTTCATCAGTAGAGTTGATTGAGTTGATTGCGTTTAGTATAGATTTTTTCATAATGTAGATTCCTTATCAATTTTGTTTATGGGTATATTATACCATGGTTTTTAGTGTTTGTACACCTTTTTTTGAAAAAAAGTGTACTATTTTTATATCTATTTGTTATATGTAATTAGGTTTATATAACCTTTTTTATCCCATTGTGCGCCAGCAATAATCAAAGAGATCTTCTTCTCTCGCATAAGCTTCTTTCTCCCAAGGGGCATTTTCGTACTTATAATTACGAGGTTTCTTACCTTTCCATGATTGAGTCCAACCATTTAGCTCACCACGTATATATTGCTTTGCGTGTACCATCTCATGAGCTAGTGTTTGCATCATCATTTCATATGGAATCTTTACACCTTCAGAGCTTCGTGCTATGCTTATATCGACATAACCTTCTTTTGTATCTCCCCAGCATACTCCCTGGTTATCATCATCAAGAACTGTTTTAAAGTTTATGAATATTACCTTTGACCACATACGACCTATACCTAATTCGTGACATAGTGAATTAACGTAAGCGTGGACTTTCTTCTTATCTTTGATCTGGCCTTTGATTACTATTTGTGGCATGACTGACTCCGCGTTAATATGTGTATATTATACCCCAGTTTCTAGTAGATGTACACAACTATTTTAGCTATTTTTAGATCATTTTGTTATATAGACTATAACTTTGGTGAATAAATGGTTATAAGCTCTTCTTTGCCCTTTACCTTGATTTTACCTATTTCCTTGCACTTATACTCATCCGGAAGCTGTTCTTGAGTATATGATGATATGATTGTCTTATAGTCTACATACTCATGTCGTGCGGCAGTTGCCTCGAGACGGGCTGCAAGATTGACTGCATCTCCAATGACTGAGTAATCGAATCTGGATTCAGAGCCCATGTTACCAACAATGCAATCCCCGGTGTTAACGCCAGTACCGACATTAATATCAGGAAGGCCTCTTGATTTATATACCTCTTTAAGTTCATTGGTTTTAGCCTCTATTTCTATTGATGATTTGACTGCCATTTCAGCATGGTTATCACAAGGCAATGGTGCATTCCAGAATGCCATGATACAGTCGCCCATGTATTTGTCTATGGTTCCACCGTTGTTTAATATGATTTTAGTCATAGCATCTAAGAATTCATTAACCAATTCTACTAATCCTTCTGGATCGTCATTGTTTTTATAGTGCTCTGATATTGGAGTAAACCCACATATATCCATAAACAAGAAAGACATCTCTTTACGATCTCCTCCTAACCTTAACAACTCAGGATTCTTTTGTAGTAGATACACCTGCTTCGGATCTAAGTAAGTTTCAAATTGCTTTTTGATCTGTTGTCTTAACATGAATTGCTTATAGAAATTACTGAAGCTTGATGAAGCAAATGTCATTATATATAATATCATTGAGTAAGTCATATCAAGGAGAATCTGAGATTCGTACCAGAAGTAGAAAGAAGCGCCAACTGAAGATGCAACAGTCGCAAAGAAGATTATCATCGACCAAACAATTGGAAGGTGGTATACAGCTAAGACGATTACCAGAGCACCAATTGACATTACCAGGATTTCAAGAAGGTCTGTCCACACAGGACGAGAGATGGAAACTTCATCCATTATTGACTGAATGGCAGCAGCCTGAATCTGATGAGCAGGCATTAATCCAGCTGGAGTTGGAATTTGTGAAGCCAGACCCTTTGCAGTCAGACCAATAAAGACAGCTTGACCACCGAGATTTGGCAACTCACTGCCGTATTCTATCTCTGTAAATTTATAGTTAGGATTAATCCAAAAAGAACCATTCGCATCTGAAGGTATTCTAAAAGGTCGTATTATAACTTCTTCGACACCTACTTCATTTACTTTTATTGTATAAGATAATCTATCCTGCATAACTCTTATTGTTTCTAATGCGAACGAAGGATATAATTCATCATTGATTTGTGACACAAGAGGAATTCTTCTTACTAATCCATCAACCTCTGGCATAGCATTAATTAAACCATGACCCCATGCTTCTTTTTCTAACTGAGGTATATTAGTAACAAGGCCATCATATTTGATTAACCAGTCTAATGGATCTCCGGAACCAAATGTGACAGTACCAACATAAGGTGCAGTTTTACTTCTACCATCTGGATCTGCATCTTGAGCAAGTATAATACCATTAGAGTTTATCCACGAAGCAAATACTTCATCACCAGCAAACCTATCAGCTTCCGGAAACATAATAGTAAATCCTATCATTCCGGCATTTGCTTCTCGTAAGTCTGATAACATTTGAGCATATTGATGTCTTGGAAACGGGTATTGCCCATACTTGGCTAATGCTTCTTCACCGATATTTAATAGTACTACTCCGTTACCAAAATCAGTCTCTGGAATAGTTCTTATATAACTGTCAAAAGTGTTAAGTCTTAATTGTTCTACTGGAGTTGGATCTGACACTCTTATACCGATAAGCAAAGAGGCTAATATGATGGTAGTCCATATTGATGTTAAGTATTTCATTAGTCGTAAATTATAGAATAGTTATTATGAACAACGTAAACGTGCATTAAATTAATAATATCGATTTCCCAACTCTCATAGTTATTTAACATGAAAGTTCCTAATACAACCTTTGTCAATATAAGCTTTTCTAATGATGGATTTTTACCTAAAAAAGGATTACGTTCGTAAGTTCCAGGTTCTTTTAGTCCTCTATTAGTAGTCCATACATCTGCCGCTGCTAAAACCCAAAATAGTTTTCTTTGATTGTCTGTTGCTGGATTATCTGGAAAGTTAATTTGGAAAAGTTTTCTATCTGGGTGATCCCACACTTCGCCTGGTCTTTCTTCGAATTCTGACCAATCTACATTTTCTTCTGGTATACTTAAATCCAATGCAATTGTGAAGGGAGAAATTAATAGTAGTAGTAGTAAGTATTTCATATGTATATATCTATATATATTCCTCGACCACCATTAGGAGATCCGTACTTATAAAGAATGTACCGAGCTCGGTTATTCTTGCAGTACTGATACATTACATCCACCAAAAGTCATACAATCAATGCTTAGATTATATGTTTGGTTCATAGTACTCATTTGTTTTAAAATTAAATCTGTTCCGTATAAACCATCAAGTGTTACGTTTGCGTTGTGTGTTGCACCGTTACCTTTTTGACGAATAAACACATCGTTCTCGTCATTATATATTGTTAAATCTGTGTTCTTACTACCGTTGCTTTGTTGCTTTATTTGAACTTTATTATTATCGCCTGCTAAGTGCAAATCAAAGTCATGGCCATCCGATGCACCAGTTTGGTTTGTTTGTTGAACTGCTAATTGATTATAGTCACCGTACATAGTAATATCTATTTCGTGTCCACCAGATTCATAAGCATCTCCATACCAAGTTAAATCTGTATCAGAATCTAATGTAGTCCACGCAACACCTTGTGCAAGTTTCATTTGATTACCTGAACCACTTACTTCGTCGAATATAATCTTATTCGACATTGCAGATGGGTTGGTATTGTACTGAACCAAATACATATCTAAACTTGATGCTGTAATATATGAATTACCATCTAACATACTGACTTCATTAGTGTGACCATATTGATCAACACCTAATTGAAAGTTATCGCCAGATTGTTCTAATGATATTACGTTATCATCAGCATTTGCAAATAGTGGTGCTATAAGTAGCGACAATACAATAATAGGCCAAAATAAAACACTTACCCATATTAAAGCTTTCATTGAATATTCTTCTAATTTATCTAACATATTAATTCACCTGATTTATATAGATGAG